GCCCGCGGCAATCCCAGGATAGCCATCGTCAGGAAGACCACCCTCGAAGCGATAATCGGCGGCAAGATGGTCGAGAAGGTGCGCGTGAGGCACGCGGGCGGCGGGAGCGAGGACATTCCGTGCGCCGGCGTCTTCGCCTACATCGGGCTCGAGCCGAGCGCGGGCTTCGCCCCGCCCGAAATAGCCCGCGACGCCCGCGGCCATCTCGTCGCGAACGCTAGCTGCGAGACGCCGGTTCCCGGCATCTGGGCGATCGGCGCGGTGCGCGCGGGCTACCGCGGGCTCCTGCGCGATGCCGCGTGCGAGGCACAGGAGGTCGCTGGACGGATAGCCGAGCGTCTCGCACTGGACTGATGCCCGGAGCACGCGGCATGATGTTCACTTTCATTTTTTGAATGATGGTGCCTGATGGAGCGCCATCATTGGGGAATGGAATCGCCTCCTACGCGGGAATAGATGTTTGGAGTTCGTTCTTCTATCTTAGGAATGTCCGGGCAAGCGCAGCGCGGACATTCCTAAATGGAAGGGAATCGTCCCCGGTGGGGCGGCCGGACTTCAAACCCGGTTAGGGCCGCTTGCGGTTCTGTGTGGGTTCGACTCCCACTCTCTTCCGCCAATTTTTTCGCGGGGCCGCGAAACAATTAATGAAGAATGTAAACCGCCACTTGGTTTGAGTACAGCCGCCACTTGGTTTGAGTACACCCCTCGGGGCGGTTTTCGGGCTGGATTTGCCCCCCCAAAGGGGCTATTACGGGCGCCGTAAAGGGCGCCTGGGGCGCCCGTCGGGCGGTCGGAAGTTGGTGATCAGCAACTCGCGGGCGGGCAGTTGGCGGGCCTGGCCGACGCTGTAGCGGAGGCTAACCGAGCGGACGGTAAAGCGCTTGAACAGGGCGCGGATCTCGGGCTTGTCGTTGATGGAGAGGCAGAAGCGTCCCTTGATGTCGGCGAGCTGCTCGGCCATGCGGCCGAAGTCTTCCCGATCGAAGATGCCCTTGCCGTAGTAGCGCTCGCAGCCGTGGTACGGCGGGTCTAGGTAGAAGAAGGTGTGCGGCCGATCGAAGCGTCGCAGCACCTCGGCGTAATGCAGGTTCTCGATATATACCCCGGCGAGGCGCAGGTGGGCGGCGGACAGCTCTTCCTCAATGCGCAGCAGGTTCAGCCGAGCCGGGTGCGTCGTGTCGCTCCTGAAGGCCGGGCGGGCGAGCCCAGGGGCAAAGGCGTTGCGGTGCAGGTAGTAGAAGCGCACCGCGCGCTGCACGTCGGTGAGCGTGTCCGGGTTCATCGCCTTGAAACGGGCAAACTCCTCGCGCGCGGTGAGGAGCCATCGCAGGTAGCGGATGAACTCGTCCAGGTGATGCTTGATCACCCGATAGAGCGTGACCAGGTCGAGATTGATGTCGTTGATGATCTCGACCCGGCTTTCCGGTTTCTTGAAGAGCAGCCAGGCCGCTCCGGCGAACACTTCCACGTAGCACCTGTGCGGAGTGATGATCGGGATGATCCTCTCAGCGAGCTGCGACTTGCCCCCGACCCAGGCAAGGATGCTGCGTTTCCGTGTCAGTGCGTCCATCGTGAGCCTGCCTCCCAATGCTGTTGTGCTAGGCTCCGGCGTCACGTACGTGGCCGGGGGCCTTGGCCGAGGCTCACTGTTTCGGCAGTGGGCCGAGGTGGCCGCTTCGGTGCTCCAACACCGGGCGGCCGCCCTCGTTAGATCATCGTCGCGCCTCCCTCATGCGGTGAGCTTCCACGTCGCGCGGCACGGTGTCAGGGCCGTCGGGAGCGAGGAGATTGCCAGCGGCCGGTTGTCGATGGTGAGGTAGCCGCGGCGGATGAGGTCCTTGATCTCCCGCGCGTGGGACTGCGCGGCGATCTCCTCGAGCTGCTGCATGAGCGTCGTGCCGGGCTCGAGCATCAGCACGGTCAGGCCGGTGAAAAACTCGGGGCGATTGTAGATCCACGGGTGCGGCACGGCGTCCTTGTCGGTGTCCTTGTAGGCGAGGGTGATCTCGCGCTCGATTCTGTCTTTCGGCACCTGGCCGGCCAGGATCGCGCGGAGCAGCGTGTCGTTCTTGCCGGCGAGCACCTCGGCCATCGTGTAGCCGTCGTAGACGTCCATGCGGCGATACGGCTTGCCGTCCCGCCAGAACTGCGGCGTGATGTCCGTCGGACCGTGGTAGGCCCAGGGCGGGTCGAAGCCGACCTCGATGTTCACGATCTGCCCCAGCGCATCCACCATCAGAAACACGAACGTCGGGCCGTGCGTGTAGGGCGGCGAGGCCTGCACGTAGCGCTCGTCGCGGTTGAACGTGCGGGTCGCTCCGTCCTGGTTATGGATGCCGATGACCCCAGCGGCCGGATCGTTGTGGCCGATGTTGAACACCGCCGTGCCGGTGACGCTCGCTCCGGCCGTCCACCACGAGTAGGTGCCGCCGGTTAGCGCGACCGTGGCGCTGGTCCCGTTGGTGACGCTTGTCCCGCCCGTCGCGGTGGTCGTCTTGAGCTCCGCCCGGCCGATGACCGCCGCGAACACGCGCGATTGCGCGACCACCAGCGGGCTGGTGCTGACCTCTATGCCGTCGCAACGGATCGTGCCGGTCGCGCTACCCGAGCCCGGCACGCCGCCAGTCACTCGCACCTTGAAGAACCGCGCATTGGCAGGCGCCGTGGCGGAGAGCGTGTGGTAAGTCGCGGTCGTCGGCGTATCGGTGTAGCTCTGCACCACGGTCGTCGAGATCAGCGCCTTGGCGTTGTCGTACCACGACACCTCCAGCTTGCTCGACACGTTGGCGACCGAGGCCCAGAGCCAGAACTTGAGGGCGAGCAGGTCGGCCTCGCTCACCAGCATGAACTCGTTCGTGACCGCGTCGCCCCCGCCGTTGGCGAGCACCGTCGAGGTGAACGTCGCGGACTTCGCGCCGTGGCGGTGCTGGCTCGTTGAGATCGCGTGCGATCCACCGCTGAAGTTCGTGAACGTCCAGCCGCCCTCGCCGTCCTCGAAGCTGCCGTTGCGTACCGCGTTCGCCCCCACCGGCACCAGCGCGCTGTTCACCCCGTCGTGGTTGTGGTCCTGCACCGCGCCAGCGGTGAAGCTGAAGCCCAGCCACTCTCGCAGGTGGATGTCGTTGTCGCGCAACCCCGTCATCAGGGTCGCGTCGATCGGGGAGTCGGGATCGACCGCCGCGTCGGCGATCGTCACCCAGGCCTTCGAGATCGCGCCCATCAGTCCACCACCTTAAAAATCTCACGCTTGACCGGCGCCGGTTCCCCGCAGAGGACCAGGTAGCGCTTCTCGGGCGGGATGCCGTTCCTGCCGGGAAACCGATCGGTCGCGCCGTGGAAGTGCGGGCACGCAGGACAGTTTTTCACCACTCGCCTCAGGTTGAACTCCACCAGCGGGCAGCGCACCAACGCGGCGTCCGGCATCTCGATTGTCTCCGTTGCGCCCCCCGCCGCTGGCGGCGCCGTTAATGCTTCTCTGACCGCGTCGTTCATGGCGCTCCTACGAAATGAGATAGGCCGACGTGCCATCGGACATCGTTGCCCCGTTGCTGATGAACGCGCGCTGGCGCTGGTCCGCCGTCGCGGACGGGTAGTCCGGGTAGCCGTTCGGGCAGATGAAGGCGTAGCGGCGCGCGAACACGGTCGAGCGCAGGTCCATGCGGAATTCGCCGCCGTCGTCGGCGAGCTTTACCACCCGGCAGCGGATGGTCTTGGGGTTGCCTGCCGCGCCGACCACCCTGCGCGTCGTCACGTCCACCAGGTCCCCCACCTGGCGCTCGTCCCTCGGGTCGAGCGCGCCCTTGATGCGGATCGGCGCATCGCGCAGCCGCGAGAGCTTGCGTGCGGTATTGCTCGCGGCGAAGACTGCGTTCGGCGCCGTCAGCCAGCGCGACTGCCGGATGTCGGCGCGCACGTCGTCGTAGCCGTTCGGCCCCTCGGCGTCGCCGTCCACGTGGATCTCGATGGTGCGGTAGTTCACGCGCTCGCTCCGATCCGCCGTGGCGGAGGCGAGGTCGAAGTCGAGCGCCGCCTGAGTGATGCGCTCGGCGTCGAGCCGCTCGGGCGCGGTCTGCCCGAGCTTCAGCTTGTCATCGGTCACCGTCGGGATCGCGAGCCCGAGCTGCGGCATGTCCACCTTGAACTTGATCTTCTGCCCGACCGGGTGCCACCAGACGAGCAGGTTCAGGTCCTGGGCGAGGTCCGCGAGGAGCTTGAGCGCGCCTTCCGGGTTGGAGATCGCAACCGTGATGCGCGCCCCCTGGAGCCAGTCGGTGTCCTCCTGAGCGAGCCCCGCGAGGTCCATGTAGCTGTCGTCGAGCCCGCCCTCGTTCACGATGTCCTCGATCACCGTCTTCGCCGGCGTGTCGATCCAGGCGCGCACGATCTGGGCGACGGCCTTCTCGTTATGGTCCTCGCGCGCGGTGTCGAACTGCGCGCGGTAGGTCGCGTCCGGCCAGCGCAGACGGTTCCTGTCGAGCGTCGGCGTGGCGGAGTAGGTGGCGCAGTCCACCTCGTAGGTGACGCCGCTTGCCGCGCCGAAGTCGAACCTGAGCTGCGTGATCACGCTGTCCTGCCAGTCGGTGCCGCCGGCGGTGAGGTCGTGCATGTCCCAAACGGCCTCGACGAAGCCCGCATCGATGCCGGCGGGCTCGGCGATGGTCTTCACGAAGCTCCCGCTGAAGCCGTGCCCGGCGGTCGAGTAGAACGCCTGCCCGGACCAGCTCGACCCCGCCGTGCGGCGGAGCCGCACGATGAGGTAGCGGTAGTGCTTGCCCTCGATCGCCAGCGCCGCGGGCGATCGCAGCTGCGGATCGGCGCCGCTCGACCCGGCGATCGCGTAGAAGTCCGCCCCGGTGAGCGTGCCGTCGCCCGCCGCCGTCCAGCCCTCGAGCTGCGCGTACGTGAAGTTCCAGCCCTTGCCGACCTCGGTGAACTCGTAGCGGATCAGCTCCTTGCCGAGGCGCACGAACTCCTGCTTGCCGCTCGCGGCCGGGTCGGGATACTGCGCCCCGGTCTCGGGCGTCAACAGCGCGGTGAGGGGCGACACCTCCGTCAGGCTCGTCGTGTCGGGGATGACCGACCACGCCGGCGTCACCGTCGCCTCCCGATCCTCGCCGTTGTAGGCGATGATCGGGCGCCGCTGGCCGGCGCCGGTGTTCTGGAGGATGTGCACCTCCTGGCCAACATAGGCGCCGTCCACGGCCTCGGCATCGGCGGCGAGGCGGATCGTGGCTGCGCCCCCGCCCAGCGCGAAGCCGCTGTGGCTCACCGCGGGCACGTCGGCCTGGAGCTTGCCCTCCGTCACCGGCGGGATCACCGAGAGGTCGAGCAGCTTCACCGGGTCCGTGAGCACCAGCGTCACGCGTTCGCGTGAGTCCGGCCCGCGCAGCGCCTCCACGATGTAGAGCTCGGTCTGGAACGTGTTCCAGTCCCAGGGGCTCACGACGTAGCCCTTGCGAGCGCGCGCGAAGCGCCCGACCGCGTTGGGGTTGCGCGCGATCAGCCGCCGCCACCATGTGCTCGCCGCCGGCGCCGCGCGGTCGGCGGCATACTTGTCGAGCACGTCAGCCTCGGGCGCGTCCGTGAGCGTGATCGTCGAGTGCGAGCGGGTCGCGAGCCCCTTCTTGGGGTCGATCTCCGTCGGCGTGAATTGCGAGTCCGTGATGTGCGGCAGGATGCGCTCGCCCGTGGGTATCGGCATCCCGCGCGAGCACGCCTTCACCGTGGTGACGCCCTTAACAAAGTTGGCGGGGTCCTGACAGGGGCTGTCGCCGAGGAACACGTTGTAGCAGCCGTTCGGCCGGTCGATCACGTCGTAGGTGCTGGTCGCGTCGGGAGCCGTCCAGTCGGGCGAGATCGTCGCGACCTTGGTCGCGCCCACGTAGTCCGTGATCTTCCGCTCCTGACCGCTGCCGGTGCCGCCGGTGAGGCGCACCGTCATGCCGTTGTAGAAGTCGTTCACGGCGGAAGCGCCGGCGGCGAGCGTGATCGTGGACGCGCTCCCGGCCTGCGCCGTGCCCGAGTTCTTGCGACCGGCCGTGCAGGGCGAGACGCCGTAGGTGTTCTGGCAGTAGTCGAGGTCGAGCTCGACCACCAGCGCCGGGCGCCGCTCGTGGCGCGTCTGGGCGTCGCTGCGGGCCGTCACACCACCCCCTGCACGTCGAACTCCACGTGGCAGAGCGACCCCGCACGGTGCGGGATGCGCAGCTCATCGCCCGCCTGCACCAGCCGCGCGTCCTCCGGGTGCCCATCGGCGTCCCACGCGATGACGAAGGGCGAGCCGCGCAGATGCTTCGTCCACGCCGGCGCCATCTCCTCGCGCGCCCACGACCAGCGCACGAAGCGGAACTGGATTTTCGACTTCCACGACTCGAAATCCACGATGCGCCCGAGCGGGTGCCCGTTCTCGTTGCGGTTGGTGCGCCCGCTCACCTCGCGGTCGATCGGGCTGAATTCGCCCTCGAAGTGCACCGGGGACTCCAGCGCCTCCCCGATCACCGCGATCGCGATGGTGGGCGCCGTCGCGCCGGTGAAGCGCAGCCGCCAGTAGCGATACCACTGCCGGTTGAAAAACAACAGCAGCGGAGCGTCGCTCGTGGGCTTGCGGGTGGCGATCAGGACGTCGTTCGCGACGAAGTTGTCGAGCGAGCCGCGCAGCTCCACCGTCGCGCCCTGCGTCGCGAGGTCGTGCCCCCAGATGAGCAGCGTGTCGGCGGCTCCCGCCGGGCGCGTGAAGTCGAAGCGGAGCGACGCCCGCGTGTCCGGCTCGGCGCCGAGCTTCGAGATCGCCGCGAGCTCGGCGTCGGAGACGAGCTTCGGGATGTACTCGAAGTAGCGCAGGTGCCCGAAGAGCTGCAGGCTGTTCGCGTTGCTCACGGCGAGACTCAACTGCGTGACCGCCGGCAGGGTGCCGCTGGTGTCCGCCACGCCCAGCGCGCCCTCGGCGGCGACCTGGAAATAATTGGCCTTGTATCCGCACGCAGCTCGGAATACGTGCCCGTCGTCGAGATCGGGCTGCGCCACGCTCGGCTGCGCCTGAGCGACGCCGCCGGTCTGCACGACAATCCGAGACGCATCGCTCGATCCCGCCCGATCGAGCCGTATCACGTTGTTGCTGGTGCCGTCGTCGAACTGCGCGTAGCGCTGATTGCCGAGCCGCGCATTGAGCGAGACCTCGGCGACCATCGTGCCCTCGGCCGCGTTGAAGAATCCGGCCACGCTCGCCACCCGCGGCTGGTCGCCGTTGCGCGTGACCGCCGCGCTCGTCGTCGGGATGTAAGAGCTCGCGGAGTCCGCCGCGTCCTCGAACTGCGCGCCCCACTCGTGGCGCGTAGCGCCCGCCACCCGCGTCACGCTCGCGTCGGCATCCGCGCTGTGGCTGCGGAATGCGATGCTCGTCACCCCGCTGCCCACGCTCCCGACCAGTGTGCAGCGGTAGAAGCCGTTCGCCATCGGCTCCATCTCCGAGGATACAGCGGCCCCCGTGCCTGCGGCGGTGAGCGATCCCTTCGCGCCCGTCGCGAGGTTGAACCAGGCCCTGGCAATATTGGCCCCATTCTGCAGATGCAGGACGACCCAATCATGGTTGCCGCGCTTCACGAACCGGCTGATGGCATAGTTGGCGTCGGCGGTCGCGACGATGGTCTGCCCCAGCAAGGCCGTTCCCGCCGATCCTTCCGTCACCAGGTCCGCCGTCTGCGCGCCGTCCGGGGCCGTGGTGTCGTTCGGCGTGATCGTCGTGTCCGTCTTGCTCCAGCTCGCGTTGTCGAACTCCTCGCTGCGGAGGCACAGGTTCTCCCGCGTCGGCTCGGAGAGCAGGCCCTTGCACGCCAGCGTCACCGGATCGTGGTCGAAGCGCGGCGTGTCGGCAGGCACGACCTCGACCAGGCCCGAGCCGTTCACCCGCGTCGCGGTGCCGCTCCGCGTCACCGTCATCGAGCCCGTGCCCTTGTGCGGGGCGATCGCCGTGCCGCGGTCCACCGTCACCGTCGCCGGCATCGCCGCGGGCTTCCACCAGGTGTAGGGGCGGAAGTCGGCGAGGTTCGCGACGTTGAAGTCGCCCGCCGCCGTCGAGCTCGCCACCGGCGCCGCGTCGGCGAGGCGGTTGTCGTAGAGGAGTCTCGGCTTCGCCATGAATTCAGTGCTGAGGACTGAGTGCTGAGGACTGAGTGCTCACTTCAGTTCGAGCTCCAGCTCGTGGCCGTTCGCGAGCGCCTCGTTGATCGTCGGGATGAGCTCGCTCACCACCTGGTCGTAGGTGATCGCCTTCTGCATATCAGTCCCGCTCACCACCACCGTGATCTTGCCGGTGGTGGGCGCCGCCGCCGCGGGCGGCGCGGGCGACGCGGCGACCGTCGAGAAGTCAGGCGCCGGCGTCGTCGGCACAGCGGCGCCGAAGCCGATCGAGGGGGCGGAGGTGCCGCCGCCGAACTGGGTGCTCTTTATCGCCGCCACCTGCGCCAGACCGCTCGCAACAATGATTCCCGCGAAGATCGGGCCGAGGGGAAAGCCCCACTCCAGCGCCTTCGCCGCGCCCTGGTAGGTGCTCATGATCGCATTCGCGATGCCGGCAACCTTATTGAGATTGAAGAGCGTCTTGTTATGCTGCGCGCCGGCGGCCGTGATCTGTGCGAGCTGGCCGAAGTAAAACTCGGCCTGCTGGCGCATGCCCATCTGCTCGAGCTGCCGGCGCTGGAGAATCCCCTGCGCCGTCGCGTTGCCGAGCTTCGCCTGGTGCTGGAGCTCGAGCTGCTCGAGCTGCTGCTTCGCCTGCGCCTGCCGCTCGGGGTCCTCGCCGGCCCAGACAGCGAGGATCGCCACCTTCTCTTCGTGCTGCCGCGCCAGCAGCTCCATTTCCGTCAGGTTTCCGAGCTCGATGTCCGCGACCTTCTGCGCGAGCTGCTCCCTGAATCGCTCGGCCTCGTCGAAGTCACGCTGCTGCTTGGCCTCCGCGGCGGCGCTCTCGGCGCTTTCGGTCTGGGCGAGCGCCTCCGCGATGCGGAAGTCCTCGTCGATGATGGCCTGCGCGTAGGCGACCCAGCCGGCGATGTCCCTCTGGCGCAGCTGCTCGGACGCCTCGACCGCGGCCTGTTCTTGTTGTTGCCGCTGCTCCATCAACTTCGCCCAGCCCTCGCCGCTGAAGGGGACGAGCCCCATCGCCTGCGCGATCGTGGTTTCCCGCGCTTCCTCCTGCGCGGTGAACGCTTTCTCGCCCGCCGCGGCCTGCTGTCCCTCGCGCGCGAGCACGGCCTCGCGGCCGCCGCTGTACTCCCGCGTGTCCACCGCGGGGCTTAACCCGACCGAGAAAGCGGCGAATCGCTGCAATCGCTCGAGCCAGCTACCCGACTCGATGATGTTCTTCATCGAGGTGAGACGGGCGGCCCAGGTCTCCAGCGTCAGCTCCACGGCCCCCTTGACGACGGACGTCTGACCGATCGCCTTGAGCAGGTCGGTCCAGGCGAGCGTCGCGCTATTGGTCGCGCCCGTGAGCCCGGTATTCATCGAGCTGGCGATGGCGTCGATGCCCTGGCCGCGCATCGTCTGGAGGATCGTCGTGAGGGCGCGTCCCTGATCGCCCATGTCGACCATAGACTGGATCGAGTAGCGCTGCTGTTCGGTGAAGGACACGCCGGCGCGGCGCAGCGCGGTGAGGCCCGTCGCCGGGTCCTCGAGCGCCTTGCCGAGCATCAGCACCGAGCTCTGCAGGTCCTGGCCGAGGAGCTTCGAGAGGTCCGCGGCCATCGTGATCGTCTGCCTGAAGGTGTCGCCCTGCACCTGCTTGAAGGTGAGGAGCACCGCCATGCTGTTGCGGATCTGGTCGTCGTCGAAGCCCGTCGCCCCCTTCAGCGATTCCGCCATCGCGTCGAGCTGGCTCTTATTGAGGCCGGCCGCGTGGCCGGTGGCCGTCAGCACGGCCGCGAGCTTGAGATGCGCCTGCTCGGCGGCCGCGGCCTCCGCGACCGATGCCTTCAGGCCCCCGACCAGCGCGATCGCGATCGCGGCCCCGGCGGCGGCCGCCGCCGTCCGCACGCGCGCGAGCATCGCTTGCTTCCTGTCGTAGGCGTCGATCGCGCGGATCGACTCGGCCACGCCCGCGCGCTGCGCCACGGTGAGATCCTGCTGCGCGGCCTCATAGGCCAGCGTCTGGCTGCGCGTCATGCCCAGCGTCGCCGCCTGGTCCTTCAGTCGAGAGGTGAATTGCTCGGCGGAGCTCTTCGCCTGCGTGTTGGATTGCGTCGCCGCCTGGCCGAGCTTCCTGATCTCCTCGGCCGAGCCGCGCACCTCGCCCACCAGGCCCTTGCCGTCGGCGGTGAGGCGGATGGAGAGGACGAGGTCAGCCATTCGAGTGATGAGGACCGAGGACCGAGGACTGAGAGATCATTGCTTTTCGTTCAGGAGCTCGCGCGCGGCGGCCTCCATCGCCTGGAGGTCGAGCAGCATCGCTTCCTGCTCACGGCGCGGCACGCGGCGCATCCTCATCACCGACTCCATGCTCTGCGGCGGGATGCCGAGGTAGACCATGCCGGCGGGAAACACCGCGACCGTCCACGCGCTCCCGAGGTGCATGAAGAGCTGGAGCGCGCGCCAGTTCTCCGGCCAGACCTCGAACGCGTCGCCGCCGCCGCCGACCCACTCCGCGATCGTGTCCTCGTCCGCCCCATAGAACCGCAGGTCATCCTCGAGCTCGTCCTTGCCGCCCCGCCCGGCTGTTATCCAGTGGCGCGCGGCATCAGCGAGTTTTTTCTGCGGGCGCCCCCGCCGGTGATGGACTCGAGGAAGGCGTCGAGCAGCGCGTGACGGACGTAGGTGATGTCGAGCAGCTTCGCCTTCGCCTCGTCGCTGAACGGGATGTCGTTGCCATTCTCGTCCTGCACGCCGCTCCAGCCGATGAGGCACTCGGTACAGAGATCCGCGTCGCGGTCCCCGCCGCGGCCCTCCTCGACGACTCGATCGATCTCCTTCTGCGGCAGCGCCTTGAACTCCGCCGTGAAGGTGGCCTTCGTGAATTTGCCGCCGTCCGCCGGGATGTGCACCGTGACCGGCCACTTGTAAGTGCGTTGTTCCGCGAGCTTGAACATGCCTTTAACCCTTTCGTTTTGCGCCCGGCGGGTCCGGGCTCCCAATCCTTAAAAAAAGACGGGCCAGCTTCTCAGGCTCGCCCGTCGCGAAGCCCCCGGCCGTCGGCTTTTCTGTGGTGCCGTCTTCCTCGCGCGGCCCGGCCTGGGGAACGCCGCGCGCGGGGGATTCCATGTGAGGGCGGACCCACCGCCCGCACTACGTTTTTCGTTTCGCGCCCGGCTCTCGTTGTGCAGCCGGTGGGTCCGGCTTCCTCAACCTCCGGGCTCGTATCCCTACAACGTCTTGATGCGGAACTCGTCGTTGCCGTTCGCGCCGGGAATCAGGTCGAGCGCTGCGGTGAGCATCATCACGCCGTCCTCGTCCGGCTCGTCCGGCTCGGTGATCTGCACGTTGGGCGCGTCGAACGTGACCTTGTTGCCGGCCGCGGTGCCGTGGGTGATCGCGAGCGCGCCCAGCGTCTCGCCCTTGATGATCGTCCACCAGTCCTTCGCGGCGACCAGCTCCGACTCCAGCGTGATCTTGCCCGTGGGCTTACGGCCCAGGATCTGCACCGACTCCGAGCCGATCAGGTTGCGGTAGGGCGTCGTCAACCCCATGTCGAAGGTGAACTCGCGGAACTTGCCGGCGAAGCCGTGCAGCGTGAAGGGCGTGGTGTTGGCGTTGTTCGCCGCGAGGGGCTTTTTGAAGCCGGAGAGATCGGCGGGCGTGAGCGCCGTATCGGTGGTCTGCACGTGCAGCCCGATGAAGCTGAACTGGAACACCGGGATCGCGCCCGCCTTGATCATCATCCCGAACTTCGAGCCGCGGGCGCCCAGCACCTTGTGCTGGCGGCCGTCCACCTGGAAGTAGCTCGTCGCCGATTCCTCGCCGATGGATACCGGGTCGTACTGCACCGAGACGCCGGCGTTGATCGTCTGCGCCAGCCCGCAGGCCCGCAGCACCGGGCCGTACTTGGCGACCGCGTCCGCCGCGCCGCCGGCGCCGGCGATCGCGATCTCGAAGCTCATCTCGCTCCACTTGCCGGTGACGATCTTGCCGTCGTTGGAGTAGAAGGGCAGCACCCGGCTGCGCTCCTCGTAGGAGAGCTTGAGCGGCTGCACGCTGAGGTTGCGCACTTCCAGCCCGTCGGTCGCCGCGAGCGGCACGGCGTCCACGCCGTAGCCGCCGCCCTCGATCTTGAACAGCAGGACCTTGCGCCTGAATCTCAGCATGGGAGATCTCCGTTAAGCGTTCACTCGTCCGACAACGTGGGCTTCGCGCCGCGGATCGGCTTCACGTTTGTGGAGCCCGGACCCGCCGGGCGCACGACGTTCTCCGCACCAGCCGGCTCATCGAGCGGCTTGCCGTCCTTGTCGCGCGGCCGGTTGCCGTCCGGGTGATCCCTCGGTGCCGGCTCCGCGCGCACGCGCTTGCCGTCCTTCATCACGAAGCTGCCGCCCTGGCCGTGGAATTCGTCGGGTTTGTCGCTCATGGCTTTTCTCTCCGTGCTCAGAACTCAGCACTCAGCACTGGCCTACTTCCAGTGTCGCGTCGCGAGCGTGAGGCGCGCCGAGTGGCACAGCACGCCCGCGAACAATACGGGTCCGCTCTCCGGCACCTGCACGCCGCCGCGCTCCTCGTCGAGAATCACCTCGCAGGGATCGGCACCGGTGATCAGCTCCGGGTCCATGTCGAACTTGTCGCATACGGCCTCGACCAGGTCGTCGAAGGTCTTCTCGCTCCCCGCCGAGTCGTCCAGCGCCATGAAGCCGCGGATCGTCCAGTTGTTCACGACCACCCAGCGCTGGAGGTCGAGGTAGGTCTCCTGCTTCGTCGCGCGCCGGAAGTACCACCCGCGCAGCTGGTCCGAGCCGCCGATGTTCGCCACGTAGAGCATCTTGAGCGCGCTCATCTCGCGCGCATAGCGCTCGTAGTCGTTCACCTTGCCGATGTCCGCCACGGTCTCGATCCTGGTCTTGATCACGGCGCGGATGTCCGCGAGTGCCGGCATAGTTCACGCCGCCCCCCCTCGTGCCGCCAGGCGCTCTGCGATGCGGCTCCGGGCGTTCGCGAAGATGATCTCGACCTGCGGCTGTTTCTCGGTGAAGCTGCGGTGGAACATGCCGACCGCGGGTGTTCCGCGCGCGGCGATCTTGCGCGCCACCAGGAATGCGACGCCGTGCGCTTCCTGCTCCGGCACGCCCAGCTTCCTCATGACCCAGTCCTCGAGCGCCTCGACCGGCGGGAAGTGCGGGCGGGTTCCCAGCTCGACGGGCACGGCGTGCGCGACAGAGGTGCCGACCTCCCCGATCACGACGTCCTGGCTCACCTCGGGCGCGCGAGCGGAGATCGAGGGCCTGAGCACGTAGACGCCGACCGGGGTCTTCTCCTGGACCGCCCGCTCGAGCAGCAGCTCCGCCTCCCACATCGCGCCGGTCATCTCCTCGCGCACGATGTCCGGCGCCCGGCGCCACGCGGCGTCCAGCTCGGCGAAGCCCTCGAGGCCGATCGCGAGCATCATCGGTACGCGCTCCCGTGCGTCAGCCGGTCCTCGCCGCGGCTGTCCTTGAAGTCGAGATCCACCACCACGCCCGCCGGCTGCGCGCGCTTGTCCTCGATCCCCAGCTCGTCCAGGTAGCGCCGGCGCAGCCCCTTCGCCCGCGCCGCGTATTCCTGGGCTTTCGAGGTGTTCGCCACCGTGTCGGCCTGGATCGTGGAATCGGTGTTGCCGGAGTAGAGCGCCGCGAGCTCGTCGCACAGTACCGCCGCCGCCCAGCACGCGACGGGCTCGCGGTCGCCCACGGGGATGGTGTCGGCGACCGCCGACACCACGTGGCGGATGGTGTAGGCGACGCGCACGTTGTTCGCGGCGACGGCGACGGCGTCGAGGACCTGGATCTTCAGTCCCGTGGGCGAGCGGTAGAAACCGTAGCGGTCCTGCAGGATCATGGTCGGCGGCACGTTGGCGATCGGATACTCGAGCGAGACCAGCGCCGAGAAGTCGGCCTCCCACGCCGCCGGCAGCGGCAGCGTGTTGGCGTCGTCCGGGGTCACGTCCTGGACCTTGGGCTGCGGGCGGTCCTTGGAGTAGCGCTCGACCGCGAGCGCGATCGCGCGGTCGCGCTCGGCGACGGCGATCTTCCCCGCGTCGTCGCGCGTCAGCTCGGTGACCAGAGTCTGATAGTCGGAGAGCATGTCTCAACAAAAAGGGCGGGGCGGTTGACCGCGCCCGCCCTTTGGGCTTTCGGGTTCCGCCTGCGCTACTTCCGCACCACAGTGATGAACACCATGATGTCGTCCCACGTCGGCGAGGTGCCGGTGATGGCGGTATTCACGGTGATCACCGCCTCGTCCGCGACCGCCGCCGTGGTGACCGTCGCCTCGGCGACCGATCCCGCGGTGACCGAGACCGGCGTCGAAAGGATCGACACGCCGCCCGCCATGACGTCGATCGTGAGCGTCGGGCTGGTGCCGCCCGAGGCGCGCGCCGAAGCGCTGACGCCGAGCACATTGCACGGGAACGGCATCGCGAAACGCGCCACCGCCGTCTGCGTGGCGGTGCGCTGCCCGGCGACCAGGATCGGGATCGTCACCACCTGGCCGGCGGCCGGGGTGACGTTCTGCGTCGCGGCAATCACCGGCTGGAAGACCGGCAACGCGAGCGCCAGCGCAGCCAGGACGCCGGCGATTAACAGGGCCTTGAAGGTGCGTTTCATCGGGTTTTTCTCCTGTTCTTAACTCAGTCCTCGGTCCTCAGCACTCAGCACTATCGCTCAGGCGACGACCGACTTGTCCCAGCCGCGGAACTCGACCACCGTGCCGCCGTAGATGTGACGGATCTTGTAGGTGATCTTGTCGTTGCTGAACATGGAGCCCACGGTCGGGTTGTCCTGCACGAACAGCTCCGGCTCCTGCTGGTTGTCGAGGAAGCCGATCTCGATGCCGGGGATGTCCATCGGGTCCGCCGAGATCGCCCAGTCGTTGGTGTCGGTCCAGTACCACACCGACATCACGGAGAGCGAGAGCTCGTTCACGAACGTCTTGTCGAGGTTCGTGTTCTTGCGGAAAAGATCGACCGCCGCCTCCTCGCCGTCGAGCGCGACCCACAGGTTCTTCGGCCCGATGCCGAGGCGGTCGGCGGAGTTGAGCTCCGCCTGCTTCAGCATCCGCAGCCGCGCCGCCGCGAGCGAGGTCGCATCCAGCGCCGCCGAGCCGAGGTTGCCGTGCGTCGCGTGGAAGAACGCGACCGAGTCGTAGAGCGTCGGGTTGGTGCGCACGAAGTCCAGCACGAACTTGGCGAGCGTGCGCTTGGCCGAGCGGGCGAGCTTCACCGGGATGCGCCGGATGGCTCCCACGTCGTCGTTCTTGATCATCTCGAGCGTGATGTCCTCGGTGCCGCCGCGCTTGCTGATCGCGTAGGTCGCCTTCTCGTCGGTGGGGCTCGCGAGGGCCGCGTACGGCGCGGCCTCGGCCACCGCCGGGAGGTCTCCGTAGCCGCCGTAGCGGGTGCGCTCGTTGGTGCGGAAGTCCGTGATCGGCACGACGTCGCACGCCGGGCGCCACACGTCGTACTGGTTCTTCTCGCGGTAGTCGGCGATGAGCCGGCGCGTGATCGAGTTGCCGAGCACGTTCGCGAACGAGGTGGAGTCGAGCGACTCGCGGAACGCCTCGCCCAGCGATTCCCGCAGCCGCGCCCGGTCCACGTTCTCCATGCGCCCGGTGACGCGCCGGTCGCCCGTCACCTCGATGTAGCACTCGCGGAAGGACTGCGTGCTCGCGTGGTCCTTGTGCTTCGGGTCGAAAAAGGCATCGAACATCGACGCGATCTTCTTGGAGCGGTCCTCGACCGTGATGTCATCGTGCTCGCCCAGATCCACGCGGCCGGATTCCACGAGTGGCGCGAGGTATTCGCGCTCGGCCTTGATCGCGGCGGAGACGTCGGCCTCGGTGAATTTCTCGCGGGTCTCGAACTGCTTCCACAGGCGATCCTGCGCGGTCTTCGGGAGCTTCGTGCCGTAGATCGCGGTGCGGGCATTCGCGCGCGCCTCGACCATGCGGATGGTCTCGTTCAACTGCTCGGCCGTGATCGCCGGAGGCGCCGCGGCGGGCGCGGCCGCCGGTTGCGCGACGGCCTCCCGGTAGAGCGCCTCGATCTCGTCGTCCGTGGCGGTCTCGACGTTGAGCTGCGCGAATTTCGCCGGCAGCTTCTGCTTGATGACTTCGAGCAAGCGCTTCTTCATGGTGTCGTTCTCCGTACCCGCGGCGGCTTCGACGAGTCGAACCAGGGCGCCGCCGGCGCTGGCATCGACGATGAGATCCACGGAATCGATCTTGATGATGGACTTCGCCATGCGCTTCACGCCCTCGCGCATGGAGGTGACCGCCTTGCCCAGCGCGTCGATCGAGAAGCCGACGAGGTCGCGTTTTCCCCGCTTCCAGGCGTCGGTGATCGTCTCGCGCAGCTTCCGCGCGCCCGCCGCCATGTTGAACTGGGCGGCGATGTGCCCGGTGTCGGTGCTCTTGCCCTCGACGAAGCGCGGGTCGGACAGCCAGCCGACGATCCGCTCGGGGTCCTTGCCGCCGCCCTTCAGGTGGACATCGTCGGGCTTGACGAAGACGCGCACGCCCTCGAAGAGGGGCGCTGCCTCGCGCAGCACCGTGTCCGGGTAGTAGGTGCCGTTCTTCGAGAGCCCGGCGCGGATCAGGACCGCGTCCCACACCGAGCCGTCCGCGTCCTTCGCCTCCAGGAATACGGCGGCCGCGAGCGATTCGCGCAGAGCCACCGGGACGTAGCTCTCGACCACCTCCTGGGCGTCGGCGAGCTCCACCTTGTTGTCGGCGGAGAGCTTGTAGACGTAGGACCAGAAGCGGCCCTCGCGGCGGATGATCACGCGGTCGGCGAAGATCGCCTCGATGCAGACCATCCAGGAGCGCTCGGGCGGCAGCGCGAGCTTGGCGATCAACGCCGCCTGCACCAGCTCCATGATCTGGCGGTACTCGCCGGTCGCCGCCTCGAGGAGGCGGGCGATGCCGACGATGCCGTCGTTCGGGATGCGCTTCAAGCGACTAGGCCGCCTTCTTCAACGCCTCGTGCCGGCGGCCGTCGATGGTCACGATCGTGACACTGGCGCCGTAGTCGCGCGCGGCGAGCACGTGCTGCTCGGCGAGCGGCGCGTCAGCGGTCTTGTAGCCGGGACGCTCCTTGCCGTCCTTGCCCCTGATGGTGACCGGCGTCGCGGTCTGGACGGTGATGTTCTTGCCGAAGAACTTGATCGCTTCTGCGGCGGAGATTTCCTTCTTGGCCATGTCGGTGCTCCTGTCGGGTTCCGAGGCGACTCGCGCGAAGTGTGCCGCCGCGCCCGGCGCGAGTCTTTTAACACGTGTTATAAATTCGGCCCTGGGTATCAGGCCGCCGCGCGCTCCGACCAGGTGGCCTTGTAGGGCACGGAGAGGCACCCGCAGTTGATGGTCTCGGCCGCCGGCGCGGCCGGATCGCGCGGATACATGAGCTTCACCACGCCCCGCGGCCCGACGAGGGTGAAGGGGTCGTCCACGTCCTGCACCTGGCCGTCGGCCGCCTCGTGGTGCGGGCGCGGATGAAGCCGCCCCGATCGGCGCCACTGCTTCTTCAGCCCCGGCACGAAGCGCGCCGCCTGCTCGAGACGCTGCTGCGAGGCCGTCGAGTACACGCGGCCTATCTCGGTACGGATGATGCCGATCGCCCGCGCGCGTGACGGCTCGCCCAGGATCTCGGTGACCGCCGTCACCGCCTCGCCCGGCGTCTGCGCGCCGATCACCACCAGGCCCAGCTCGGTGTTGATCCTGTTTGCGGCCGTGGTGCCGATATCCCTGATTCGGTCGGTGAGGAAGGCGCGCATGGCCACCAGCTGCCGCGTGTCGAGACGCGGCGCGATTCCGGTGACGCGTACGCCGGTCGCTTCGAGCGGGTCGTCCACGAGATCGCGGCCCATCTCCCAGGCGCGGTTCGCGGCTCCGCCGATTTCGGCGCCGGCCGCGTTCGCAAATTCCGCCAGCGCGCGCTCGATCTCCCGCTGGAGCTGCGGGAGCATCCATTGCTGGTAGTCCGATGGCTGCCCCGCGAGCGTGGCGAGGACGGCCCCGCGCGCCGCGTTCAACATGCGCACGATCTCCTTGCGCGTGTCTTCCATGAGCCGGGTGCGGCGCCGGATGTTCATCCGCTTGCCGCGCTCGAAGGCCCTGCGCATCTCGTCTTCGGTCATGGCTCAGGCCGCGAGCAGCAGCGCGATCGCGAGATCCGCGTCCTCGTCCGGGCGCTTGATCGGCTTGGGCGGCAGCGAGATCTCCGCGCCGAGGATCTCGCGGAAGGGCGACTCCCGTTCGATCACGATCCGCAGTTCCGGGGCCGCGACCGGCGGCGGCACCGGCAGACGCGGCAGCATGAGCGGCGGCAGCTGCGGCCGCTCCTCGCGGCGACGCGGTTTCGGGTACTCGCCGGTGAGCAGGCGCCAGGGGCCGTCCACGACGGCCGGCTGCTCGCCGCCACTCACCGTGCCGTCCGCCGCGCCCGTCGTGTCCTCGGTGCTCGCGGCGACCGTTCCGATTGTCGCGACTTTGCCCGAGGCGGCGGCGATGGTCGGCGCGGTGGTGACCGAGACCGTCCCGGTGACTGCCGGGTTGCCGACGTTGCCCGTGGCGGCCCCGGTCGTATCCTGCAGCGTGGCGGCGATCGTGCCGGCGACCGTGACCTTGCCCGAGGCGGCGCCCGTCGTGTTCGCGGCAGTAACGCCAATCGTGCCGGTCGTCGTGACCTTGCCCGATGCGGCGCTCGTCGTATCCGCGGCGGTGACGGCCACGGTTCCGCTGACCGCCGGCAGCGAGGGCCTGATCTCGAAGCCGATCACGCCACAGGGGTCGTTCGCAGTCGCAACCGCGCCCCCGCTGATCGTCCCAGGGTCGGCGGTCGGCGTCGCCGCTTGCAGCGCCAGAGACAGGCCGGGCGTCAGCGCCGCGCTGAAGGTGGCGACGGCGGCAGTCCAGTCACCGCCGCTCTCTCCCGTGGCGCTCCCTATGGCGTTATTGTCGTTCTGCGCGATCGCCGCAACCGCAAGCCCGCCCGCGATCGTCGTCGAGACGGTCGGCATCTGCGGGTCCGTGGCGTGGGAGGTCGCAGCAAATCCCTGCACCAGGTCCGTGATCGTGCCGGCGACGCGGCCGGAAAAACTGTAGCAACGACCGCTTCGCATCGTTGTGACAGCCTGCGAGCCCAGCGCGTTGGCGGCGCCGTCCTCTGAACCATCAGCAATCTTTCCGTAAATCCAGTGCCGGCCTATCGTTGACTGGATGACGTGCGGGCCGCTCAGCAGCGTGAAGCCTGCCGGCGTGTTGGGAGCGGTTGCCGTGCCCTCAAAATACGCGTGGATGATGAGGATGTCGCCTGCATCAACCGTCGCCGGAGACGCCGGAGAACAGGCCGCCCCGCTCGTCTCGGTGGCGACGCCAGCGCCCGCGGCTTTGAGGGCGATCGACATAAGCTCAGGCTACGTCAGGCGTTGCCCTCGGTATAAACCTTGCTCGAGCAGGAGACTTCCTGGCCCACCGAGACCGACGTGCTGTTCACGTTGAAGTCAGACCCCGAAGTGCCGACGCTGCCATCGACCACGCAGGTTCCGGTGGAATCCACATCGCGGTACCACGTCATCGTTCCGGCGGCGTTCGCGCTGGCGTCCGCCGTGATCGCGGAGAAGGTGAGCGCCTGGCTCGCCTGCGTGCCCGCCGGGTCGCTGTGGGTGAGCTCCGCGAGCAGCGTCGTCACGGTGCCGCAGGTCGCGGGGCGCGAGCCGTCGTAGACGCGCATCAGGCTGGCACCCGCTCCGGCGTCGAGCAACGCCAGTATCTCCGCGCTGCGGTTGTTGCGCAGCGTGGCGGAGAAGCCGAGCGCCATGAGGAGTGGCCGGACGTGTCGCCTCCAGCGGTAGCGCAGCGCGTCGAAGAGATCGTGGACGGCCGCGCCCAGCGGGTCGAGCGGCAGCGGGATCGCGTAGCCGTGGATGCTCGCGGGCTTCACCTTGCGCTGTCCCTTCATCTTCGCGCGCACCCATTCCTGCGCGGCAGTGTCCGCGGCGTCCTTGTCGGGGGCGACGCCGACCACCTCTTCGATGAGGTGCACCGGCTTCGGGCTCGCCTCGTAGATCGCGGCGCACTGCGCGCGGAATTCCTCCTGCCTGGCGCGCTCGGCCGCCTGCTCGGCCGGCGCGAGCTTGAGGTATTCCGCCTGGCGCTTGAGGTGCGCATCGGACGGATAGACCGGAGCCGGCACGTCCGCGGGCCGGCTCTTGCGGACCTTGCCCTTCCACTCGTAGCCGATCGGCTGGTAGGAGAGCAGCTTCGCGCGCCAGTGCCATTCGGTCTCGCCGGCCGGCGGCTCGGTCACCGTGATTTGATGGTAGGCGCTGTAGTCAGCGCGCGGGTAGTCGCGGACGTCGATCAGTGCGACCTTGCGGGGTTGCTTTTTCATGGCCTGTCCTCTTCATTGAGTTCGAACTTCCGGCCGTCGGGGAGCGTGATGGTCCGGGAGCGCGGGCGGGCGAGCCGAGCCAGCAGATCCGCGAAGCGCTCGCCCAGCTCCCGCATCCCGGCGGCCTGGGCCTCGACCAGCCGCTCGACGCCGTCGTTCACCTTCAGCTCGACACTGCCCGCCGGCGCGTTGCCCGCGGGGCGCGCACTTTCGACGAGCCGGCGCATTTCCTCGAGCGCCGCGGTGCGCCGCTGCTCCATCTCCTCGAGGATGTCCCGCGCCTCCTGCATCAGCGCGCCGGCGCCGGCGGCCCCGTCGGGCTCGGTGAAGCTGTCCCGCTCGGCACGCGTGGCCTCGCGCTTGGTCATCTCCTCCCGCGCGGCCTTCAGCTCCGCGTCCGCGTCGAACTCCACGCCGAGCCGGCCGGCGATCGCGTTCACGATCTTCACCGCCGTCAACTCGGTGAGCAGGCCCTTCTCGATCGCGACCGCGCAGGCGACGACGATCTGCTGCAGCGCGCTGGCGTACTTGGTGGTGTCGGTCGAGGTGAGCTCCGGCATCACCGCCTCGACCGCGAACTTCTCGTCGGACCAGTCGATCTCGGCGGAGTCGGACGCCTGCATCAGCACGTAGCGGCCGATCGATTCGAGCATGTGCTTCACGAAGCGCTGCCGCATCGAAAGCACCTTGAAGGTGGGCTCGCCCATCGACTCGCCGGTCGCGCGGTTGACGTCCCCGCCGCCGCCAAACCAGTGCTCGGGCAGCGTCGCGCCGCCCAGCACGTGGTTGCGGAAGAGCCGCGCTCCCTGGGCGGTGTCGACCGACTTGAGGTCCGGCGCCTCCGCGCTCCACTCCTCGGAGTCGTTGTGCACGCGCACGCTCCCCGACTTCGGCGCGGTGATCTCCTTCGCGCGGGCCTTCACCTGGTCGGCCGTCGCGTTCTTGAGCGTGACATCCCACATGAACGCCCGGAGCGCCCCGGCGCGCTCCAGCTCGCCGAACAGGAACTGGTCGTAGGCGTCGAGCCAGTCGGCCTGGGCGAGCAGATCGGAGCGGCCGCGCGTGCCGGACGAGAGATCGTTGATGCGGAAGTAGAACGCCTCGCCGTCGGGAAAGCTCTCGCGAATCGCGCGCGTGCGCTTGGCGAAAACCTCCTCCGGCCCGTTGATGATCACCTTGTAGCGGCGCGCCGTGCCCTTCCGGTCCTTGGTGGTGACGATCCCGATCGGCTGCTCGCGGTTGTCCGGGTCGGTAACGACGGTCTCGATCAGCGCCGGGTCGAGATAGCCGAGCCGCACGTGGCCGTCGATCTCGTTCACGAACGCCGGATAGCACTGCTCGCCGAACACGCCCAGCTCGCGCACCTTCTTCGGGAGCTTCAAGTCCATGTCGTTGATCGGGTCGCGCCAGAAGCGGTCGAGGACCTTCTGGTTCTCGGGGTCCTTCACCGTGAGCGCGACGCCCTCGGCCAGGATGTAGGCGACCGGCAGCTCGATGATGCGGTTCCCCAGGAGATTCGATTCCCACAGGAAGTGCGCGATCTTCTGCATCCGGCTCTGCGTCATCGGCGTGAGATCGCGCTGCGCGTCGCCGGTGAGCCTGCGCCACTGGTCCTCGTCCGGGTCGATCGTGCCGCCGTAGCCGTAGGCTTCGCGCAGCGGCGCGGGGGCGGCCGCGCCCTCGAACCACGTCGAGCCGAAGAAGTCCTCCCAGATCTTCATATCGCCCTCAGCACTCAGTCCTCGGTTACTCTCAGACCGCGCGCCGGAACATCGTCGCGCGCGGGCGGCTCGCCATCGCTTCCGGCAGAAACTGGTCCGCCGCCGACTCCACCGACTCCCCGGCTGGCGGCTGCCCCTCGGTACGCGTCGCCGCCCAGGCGAGCACGGACGCGACCGCGCGATCGCCGTGGCGCTGCTTGCCGTCGGCTCCCTTGTCTTTCCCCTCGTCCATCGTGGGATAGCCCGCTTTGAGCACCACGCGGCGGTGGTCGGCGATCTCGTCCTCGTCCCGCGGCAGCTCGCAGCTCTGGCCCTCGAGCGCGCCTTTGTAGGGGGGGAAGTTCTCCGCGTACCACTTCGCGCTTGCCATCACACACTCGATGCGCGCCGGGCCGTATTTCAGGAGCGCGGCCTCGGCGAGCTGCTGCCCATTGCCGCGCGCGTCGTATTTGGCGTGATGGAGATGCGGCAGGTTCTCGAGCAGCCAGGTGTCGATCGTCTCCTGCACGTCGAACGGTAGGCCGCGGAGCTCCAGCGTGAGCGCGGCGCGCCAGCGCGCACCGCCGAGATCGGCGAGCACGCGATCGACCGAGAGGTCGCCCGAGCGCCCGAAGTCCCGGCCCTTTACGGTGCGTAGCTCATTGGGCAGCGAGTCCACCGCGGGCTTGAGGACGTCGGCGATCCACTCCTTCGTCTCCTCGAGTCGCCGCTCGTTGAACATCCACTCGGCCGGCTTCGACCAGCGGATCACGCGGCAGAGCTCCGGTCCGCGCTGGCAGCGCTCGACGACCGGGCGCGGGATATACACGCCGCCGCCCATTGACGGGATACAGTCGAGCTCCTCGGCCGCGTTGTCGCCGTAATGCGCGTAAATCGCCGCGCGCCATTCCTCGCGCGTCTTCTGCTTGAGCTTGTCGCCCAGGATGAGCTTCACCCGCTCGAACAGGCCGGCATTGAGCGCGTCGTCGAAGGTCGTGCGATGGATCGAGAAGGGGAGCTTCCCGGCGCGGATCTCCTTCACCAGGACGTTGAACGCATTGTCCTCGCCGTTGTGCGAGCTGATGATGCGCACGCGCCCGCCCCAGATGAGCATCGCCGCCGCGGCCTTGACGAGCCCGGCGAGATCGTCGTGGAACGCCGCCTCGTCGATCGTGACCTTGCCCTGCTTGCCGCGGATCGAGCGCGGCCGCGAGCTGAGCGCCAGGACCTTGTGCCCGCTCGCGAAGTCGATGCGGAACGCCTTGATGTGCCGGATGTCGCCGCTCGCGCCGACGTCCTCGAACAGCGTCTCCCGCACTTCGCCGGCCGCCTTGTTGAAGGCGCGCGCCCACATCGCGCAGTCGTCGATGTACTCCCGCGTCATGTCCTCGGAGTAGCCGATATAGAGCACGTCCTGCCCTTCTTCGGAGCCGGCCTCCAGCACCGAATCGGAGGCATCACACCAGGAGGCGCCAACGCGGCGCGACTTCTCCCATACGGAGACGTCCGCTCGATCGGCGACCCACGCCTGCTGATGGGCCAGCAGCACCGCCGGCGCCTGGAGCGCCTTCTCGACGGCAGCCGCGATCGGGGTCTTGGCGGGCGCGGCGGCCCCTGGGGGGGGGCGCCGGGGCGCTTTTGAGGGGGTCCTTTTCACGAAAACCGCCGAGATTCGCCCCACGCGGGCGTTTTTAAAAGGGGTCTTATACCGGGGTGGATTTTTGACGTAGGGTGATACCCCCGAAAGCGGCACAGGGCCGCGTGGCGGCCCAGCCGGGAATCCCTGTTGCGGCGCGGCATGGCTCTTAGCACGCAGTCCTCAACACTAGGCAGGGATGCCCAGGATCTCGCGCCGGATCTCGGCGGCGGTCGCTTTCGACAGCCCGCCCTTCTTCGCGAGCTTGGCCACGGTGGCGGCCGCTGCCGTCGCCTTCTCACGCACGTGCGCGCGGTATTTCCGGTGCGCGACGTTCGCGCGCGTGAACTCGGCGACCGCCCGCACCAGGCTCGCGATGTTGATCTTCTTCGGGTCGATGTTGAGGTCGCGCAGGATTCCGAACAGCTTCTCCTGGATCAACCGCATCAGCGCCTCGTTCATGGCGCCGTCGTCGTCCGGCGCGGCGTCCACCACCGCGCGCGCCTGGTCGGTCGCGAGCTTCAGCGCCGCGAGCTTGTCCTCGAACTTCTGCCCGTAGCGGTGGAGCGCGGTCTTCGAGATCTCGAAGCCCTTGCCGGTCAGCCACTCGGCCAGCTCGACGTACCCGGCGAAGCGTCCCTTCACCAGCCGCTCGTTCAGCTCGGCGAGCACCTCATCGGGCAACAGCTCGATCCTGGAGCGTTGGCCCATCGGCTCACGCTTGCGTCAGCTTCGGGCGGTCGATGCCGGGATCGCACTCGACGGTGTACTCGACGACGTCCACGCCGCCGCGCGTGAGATCCACGAACCAGCGGTCGGTCGGATCGCGCTTGATCTTCATGAGCCCGCGCTCCTCGAGGTAGTCGAGCTCGGTGCGGATCTCCTTATGGGTCGCGTCGGGATAGACCGACTGGATGATCGGCAGCAGCGCCTCGGTGTAGATGCCGACCGGGCGCGCGGTATTCGCGGCGGAGAGCAAAAACCAGCGAAGCGCGCCGCGTCGCGCGCGGGCGATCTGGGTGGGCGTCAAATTGGGCGTCATCCCTTGTTCCTCATCGCCTGCCATATTTCGGTGAGCTTGCGATCCACGTTCAGCGCCAGGTTCTCGACCATCACCTTGATGCTCGCGATGTCGCGCACGTAGTCATCGCGGCGGATGTAGTCGCGGTAGACCTCGGTCTGGAACGACTCCAGCTTCTCGAAGCGCCGCTGGTGCTCGATGCGCGCCTCCTGGCGGAGCTTCTCCTGCGCCTTGAAGCGCTCGTCGAGCTTCTGGTCGAACTGGCGCACGAGCACCTTCCCCAGCCCCCAGGCGCCGGCCACGAGCAGCGCGAGGAAGCCGCACACCGACAGGAACAGCTCCAGCGTCACGGGCGCCTCCCTCGACCCTCGACCCTCGACCCTCGCCTCATCTCCCCGTCCTTCTCCTGATCAGCTCGCGGCGCTCCGCGAGGCCCGCGCACTCCGCGCAACGGTCGCACCCTGGAACGGCCACGCGCCGCGCCTCGGGAATCGCTTCGCCGCACTCCGCGCAGTGGCTGGCCGAGACGCCGTGCGCGGGCGTCCGTGGGCGCGCGGCCAGCGCCAGCATGAGATTGCGCTCCTCGGTTGCAAGAGCGAGGTCGGCTTCATCCACCGGCTGCGGCGGTTTCGGCCTTCCTGATCGAGTCCTCAAGGCGCGCGCGTGCGCCGTCGTCGAGGCTCTCGATTACCTTCCACTCCTCGGCCGTGAAGGTGTCGCGGCCCTCCATCTGCGCTTTCCGTATGAGCTGCGCGACGGTCTGCGCGGCGACCGAGATCTCGACCGCGGCAGTAGCGAGGTTGACGAGCGCGGTGATTGCGGTGGCGGTGTTCATCGGGCCTCCCGTGCCTTGAGGTAGGTCTCCAGCTCGAGCAGGATGTCGAGCCCGAGCGTGAGCTGCGATTGCGCGCCGCCGGTGTCGCCGGCGCCGCGCAGCCGGCGCGCGGCATCGAGCGCGGTGCGCGCCTGATCGGCCTTCTCCTGGACCGCGCGCGCGTCAGCGGCCGTGATCGCGCCGCGGTCGAGGAGCTTCGCGGCCGTGCCGCGCGCGGCCGCGAGCTGGCCGTAGCCGTAGGCGATGCTGTCGTCCACGTTCCGCGGCGGGGTCAGCGTGGCACATGCGCCGAGCAGGGCCGCGAGCCCGATCAGCAGCCACAGTGTCAGTTTCCTCATTGCGCGTCTCCTTTCGGTTTGGCGGCCGCGCGCCCGTAGATCGCGACCACCGCGCCGATCACGACGACGACGGAGTTCACGATGTGCTCGGGATCGCCGAGGTCGATGTCGAGCAGCCGCGCGAGCTCGGCCAGGAGCGCGATCGCGATGCCGATGTAGGTCTTCTTGCCTTCGAGCAGCTTTGCCATGTGATGCCTCCTTTCAGAAACGAATGCCGGCCGGTCCCGCCGGCGACGGCGCGCCGAACGCGCGCACGGGGACTGTCACGACCGTGCGGTCATCGAAATACATCACGACCACCGAGCCGTGCTGGACCGCGGCGCAGCCCTCGAACGTCTTGCCCGCCGCGTCGCGCCAGGTCGCGCGGTACGGCAGGTTCGAGACGGCGGCGAGCGCGCACGGCTCCTGATAGAGCGAAACGGTAACGCCCCCCCCCTCGGCAAATACCGCGACGGGCTCCGCCCGCTCAGTGCTGAGGGCTGAGTGCTGAGTGCTGAGTGGAGTGCAGCCGGCGAGCGCGAGGCTGCAAACTGCCCACTGCAAACTGCGAGCTGTCATAGCGTCGCGCCTCCCAGCCGCGCCATCACTTCATCGACGTAGCGCTGGTTTTCGTACTCGCTGCCGTAGCCGCTGACGCGGCGCGGCGATCCGGCGTTGTACGCCGCGATCACGCCGGGCCAGCCGTGGCCGGCGTGGTAGCGGCCCTTGAGGCTGAACAGGTGCCGGCAGCCGTACTCGAGGTTCAACTCCGGGTCGCACAGCTCGGGAAGGTACGCGCCGCGGAAGCCGTGCTCGCGCGCGACCGCGCCCATCACCTGCATCAGGCCCCAGCTCGCCTGCTGGCCCCACCATTCCTGGTCGCGGTCGCCCGCGAAGCAGGGGAAGTCAGCCGGCGGGCGCTCGGAGGTGCGTTCCTCCGCCGTCAGCGTGCGGAACGGCGCGTTGCGCTTGACGTCCCACAGGTAGCGGTAGTCCGGCTCGGGATTCCACGCCCAGATGTTGCCGCCCGACTCCTGCTCGATGATGGCGATGACGAGCAAAGGCGGCAGGCTGTGCGCCGCCGCCTTGGCCTGGGCGAGGACGGGATCGTCGAACACCGCGCCATGCTAGGGGGCGCGGCGCGGCGAGTCTTTTAACACGTGTTATAAATTAGCCTCACTCGACACTCGACCCTCGTCCCTTCTACCTCCTGGACGGCGTGTCGTCGTCCTCGATGCGGCGCAGCTGCATCTCGGACAGCCCGCACTCGCGGCGGATCGCATCGCGCGATTCGCCGGCTTTGAGGCGGCGCCGGATCTCGGTGTTGCGCCGCGCGATGTTGTAGCCGAGGCCCATCGGGATGTAGCAGAGCTGGCCGCCGAAGAGGTGGCGAAGGCGCTCGACGCTCTTCTCCGCGCAGCCGTGCGCCGTCGCGGGCGCCACCCCGTCCTCGATGAGCGAGGCGGCCACCGCGGCCGCCAGCTCTTTGAGGATCTCCGGGTATTGCGTCCGGGCGGAATCTGCCATCAGGCGCAGGACCTCATTCCACCAGCCTGAAATTCCCGGTGATCTGATCGACCAGCGTCACGCGGTCGCTCGTGAGGATGTCGATCCGGAACCATTTCGCGCCGGCGGTGGAGTCGCCGCACTCGAGGCTTACGCCGCCGAACTCGGTGCCCCCGGCCCGAATCGGGAACCCGCCCTCCGCCATGATCCACGGCTCGGTGCGGCCGGCGCAGTCGAGGTTGGTCCAGTATTGGATGATGCCGTCGAAGTCGAACGGGGTCGCGTTTTCCACGCCCGCCTCGAGCCGCGCCTGGACGCCGCGTTGCACCTGGCCGAGATCGACCTCGCGGGCCTCCAGGGCACTCAGGGCGATCCCCTGGGCCGCGGCGCTCGCCGCGCACGCGGTGGGCGTGCCTTGCTCGTGCAGGTCCATGCACACCACCTTCACGGCTCCGGCTCCGCCCCCATCCCCTCCGCCCCCGCAGGCCGCGAGCGCGCCGAGCAACACCGTCATCGAGATCGCATGGATCGTCTTCATGGTCATCTCCTTTCAAAAAACTCTAAACGGCTCTTCCCTCGGCCGCGCGGGCGGCCCTGGCCGTGCGCCGGCCGCGGTCGTACCGGAGCGCGGAAATGATACGCCGCAGCTGGTCCGGCGCGCACCACTCGAACAGTTCCACATGGAACATCCGCTTCGACAGGCCGTCGGCGTACTCGTCGGCGCGCCCCGCTTCGCGCAGGAGCCCCCGGATCATCCTCACCATCTTGATCCGGTCCGGCGCCGGCGTCGGGCGGCCGGCCGGTGCACGCGGGGCGGTGCGCTGCCAGCCCACGCGGCGCAGGTGCTCGAGCACGCGCCGGCGGCCGACGTCGTCCAGGTGCGCGGCGGAGATCTTCCCGCCGCGGCGCGCGGTCGGCCCGGCGACCGTGAACAGCATCGCCTCGTAGGTCGCCCGGTCCAGGCCGAGCTGCTCCGCGGCGATGTGGATCGCGGCGAGGTCGCGGCGGCGGTCGGAGGTGCGGAGGGTCATAGTCAGTGCTGAGTGCTGAGTGCTGAGTGCCGAGTTGTCATGGAAGCTCCACGACGCGCTCGACGTCGAGCCAGACCGGCGGGTGTGCGCCACCGTGCACGGCGAGCGCGACGTGCGCGCCGGCATTGAGCGCCGCCAGCTCCTCCGGCGTCGGCTTCCAGTACGACATGAAGTAGCCACCGAACGTCCCCACCTGGACGCGTTTCACCGGAAGCGCGCCGCACTCGCCGCGCGGCGTGCCCGGCGGCGGGCCGAGCAGCACGGTCTGGCCTTCAAATTCGATGGGGTTCATCCTGAGATCTCGTGCGACGGAATATCGGGCATGCCCTTGTCCCACATCTCGAACAGGTCGGTGATGTTCTTGCGGACCTCCGCTCGATCGGCGCTCGAGATATATTGCGCTCGGCCGTCAGTCCAAACGAACAGCGTGATGGCGACGCGCCTGCCGACGTGCTTCTCGAAGCACGCATCCAGCTCCTCCATCACCGCCTGCAGCACGGTCGACACCTTGATCGCTTCTTCGGTCTTCATCGCTCAGTCCTCATTGCTGCTTTCCAGTACCCCCCCCCCGAGCCTTTTCAGGTTGTCGGGCTTGACCGACCGCAGCGCGGCGCGGCCGCCGACGTCGATGATCACGCGCACGCGCTTGCGCTTCGGGCTCCACGAGTCCACCGTGCAGCGCTTGCCCACGAGCGGGCCGTGCTCGCCGACGTATTCGGCGGTGTCGCCGTTGTGGATCGTCTCGTTCACGGCTTGCCTTTCAGCTGAACGGCAACGAAGTCGTATTTGGCATCGACCTCGAGCATCGGGTCGTTCGCGTCGCGACGCGCGACCGCGACGATCACCTCCATGCCTTTGTTCCACTGGCCCCACGTCGGGCGCGGCTTCAGGAAGCGGTGCTTCAGGGCGTGCGCAATGAGATCGCTGTGCAGCTGATCGCGCCGCCGGAGGAGTTGCACCGCGCGCTCGCGCGCACCGGCCTTGGTGGTATGTGCCTCGACGATCCACGAGCGCTCGTGCGCGTGGCCGCAAACCAGGAAGACCTTCACTGCTTTGGCACCTCCACCAGGTTGAGATCCGGGTCGGTGTAGTAGTACAGCGCGTCCATGAAGCCGTCGTAGCCGCTGCCGTCGCAGTGGCGATTGCGGCAGCGAGGATGCCGCGCGATGCGGCCGAAACAGAGCCAGCAGCTGACCTCGACCACGATCCAGCAGATGATCGGTCCGCCATGCGCGCGAAAGATCGCCGCCGCCCTGACGCCGAGCCGATCATCGGTACTGCCGGTGAGCTGCTCGACGCTCGGCCGCGGCCCCCACGTGTTGAGCCAGGCGAGCTCAAGCTCGTCGGCCCGCTTCATGTCGCCCGCCTTCGCGGCCGCGAGCGCCTCGGGCGTGCCGCTCAGGCCGGCGAGCGGCCGGATCTTGTCGCCGAACGATCGTTCGCTCGGCGTCAGGAATAGGTGCCACCCCGCATCGGCGCACGTACGCCGATTCAGCGCGGGGCGGGCAGCTCGCGGCTCCGCTTTCGCGGGAGGAGTGCTCGGCTGCGCTAGGATCGGAGCCGAGTTGCCGTGCTGCCTGCCGTGGTTACTGGCCCCACTCACGGCTTGGGTTGATCGATTCAGTGCTGAGTGGTTTCTCTCAGTCCTCAGTCCTGAGTCCTCAGTCCTATTCCGGTTCACGGCTTCGGCGCCTCCTCGCCCGGCTGGAGCGACGCCGGGATCGGGATGCCCATCTCCAGGTGCAGGCACCGGATGTGCTCCTCCCAGTGGCGCTGCGCGACGTCGTAGAGCTTCAGCGCCTCGGCCTCGCGGCATGCCTTCAGCGCCGCGTCACGCTTCGCGATCAGCTCGGCCATCCCCTCCTGCCCGAGGAGGGGTGCCGGCTGCGCCGGCGGGGTGGTGGGAGTCCTGTCGTTCATGCGAAGTGCTCCTCCCATATGCGCTCGATCACGGCGATCTGATTCTCGGAGAGCGCCGTCGTCTGCCCGCCGGGCGGCAGGTAGCTCTGCATGCTGTCGATGAAGCGGCGCTCCCAGTCGTTCACATCCTTATCGGTCAGGCCGCAGATCTGCCGGATCTTGGTCTCGATAGAGACGAGGCGCGTCACAGGGCAAGCTCCCGCTGAGTGATGCGCGCCTTCACGTGCTCGATCGCCTTGGCCGCAGCTTCGCCGCGCTCGCGCCGCAGCGTGTGGATCACGCTTCGCTCCCACGCCCGCTTCATGGCTCTTTCGAGCTGGCGCCGCGTCGTCCATACCTCGCGCTGCAGCTCCGCCGGCACCTGGTCCCAGCACGGCCCGCACATGAGCACGCTGTTGATGTGCTTTCGGCCGCAGCCGGTCGGGCACGGCTTCATGCGTGTGCGCCTCCCTCGACCCCCGACCCTCGACCCTCGGTGAGGACGTAGTCCGAGCGCTCGTGCTCGTACGCCGCGCGCGTCTTGCCGAAGTGAATCTCGGCGCAGCGCTGGCAGTAGAACTCGCCGCAATACAGGCACCGGAACGAGTAGATCAACTTGACGCTCACCCCGCAGCCGCACGTGACGCGGGCCTTGGTCAAGGCAACCTCGCGCAGCTGGCTCGTCACCCTGGCGCGCTTCTCCGCGACGTCGGCGTCGCAGTTGTCGAGGCGCGGCGCGGGGAGGCGCGCGGCGAGGGCGAGGATGAGGCGGCGCGCGAGGCTCACGACGCCCCCAGGAAGCGGTTGCGGAATTCCTTGCGCTTGCGCAGCGCGCGCCCCTTCGGCGCGGTCTTCCACCAGTCGTCGAACGCCTCGGCATGGCGCGCCCGCGCTTCGTAGATCCAGCGGCACGCCTCGCGCATCCGCCAGCCGGAGATCGCGAGCGGGTCGAGCGGGCGCAGGAAGCCCCAGTGCTTCACGTAGGGGCCGTGCACGAAGAGCGACCAGACCTCGGCCTGGTCGGGCAGATGCACGCGGTGAAACACGTCGCCGGTGAGGCCGTAGGTCGAGCCCGCGCCGCGGATGCGCGTGCCGTCGCGCCGCTCCTCGATGTACCAGCCGGCCAGGATGAAGGCGCGCGCCCAGCCCCACGGGTGATCGTGCAACCCGTCCGAGTCGGAGCTGACGAAGCGGTGCAGCTGGACGCGCAGCAGGCCGGGGATCGTCAGGACGTGGTACCAATATACGTACGGCCTCCCGCGATCATCGTGGAGCTTCGCCGGCAGCCGGTCGGAGAGCCATTCGAGGAAGGCGCGGATCATGGCTTCGCCTTCGACGCGCGCTTGGCTTCGAGCGCGTCCAGCGCGGCGTGATCGGTTGGCGGAAGGATGGCCTTCGACGAGCACGGGTCCATCGTTGCCATCGTCTCCGCGCCGCACTTGGCGCAGTGAAGCACCGGCCCGAAATACGGGATGAACTTGTGGTCGCACGTTTCCCAGGCAGCGGGCGTCACGGCTTCGCCTTCCGCTTCGACCAGGTGTTCGGCATCACCTTCTCGAAGACGACGTAGCCGCGCCAGGTCTGGCCGTAGAGCGCCATCGGCAGGCCGAACACGAGCTTGATCTTGCAGCCGTGGACCTTCGCCGGCGGCCGCGGCATCTCCCAGTGGAGAATGCCGACCCGCCCGCCCGGCCGCGTGTGCTCGAGACAGCGCTTGAGCAGCGGGCCGGGCGCGGGATACTTGTCCTGCGTTCCGTAGTGGCGCGCCTCGTGCTCGCTCCAGGGCGGGTCCACGATCATCGCGGGCCAGCCGCGCGGATCGGTGGAGCAGATCGGCAGCTCGTGACGGACGTCCATCAGATAGTCGGGCCGCAGCTTCTTCCTGATGTCCACGGTCCTGTCGTTGGGGCCGAAGCCCGGCGCCGGGTAATCGCGTACGCGGCCGGCGCACACGAACAGGACCGGGTCGAGGATCTGCACGCCGAGCGGCAGCCGCATGCGCTCGAGCGACCCGTTGAAGAACGCGCCGTAATACTTGACCTTCGAGCGGGCCAGCAGCGCGACGTCGGTGACGGGGCGGTAGCTCACAGCTCGCCCTCCAGCACCTCGCGGAACGCGCGCTCGACGCGCGGCAGGCACGCGAGGCAGCAGAGATCGCCGTCGCTCGTTGCGGCAGGCGGTGCGATGATGTCGTCCCAGCTCGTGGCCTCCCAGTCGAGGAAGGTCTGGCCGCAGCCGTTACAGTCTTTCGTTTCGAGCATCCGGCTGCATTCAGGGCAGCACGGCCAATCAGACCCGTCATCCGCGATCTGGAGCGGTTTGTCTCCCTGGTGCCAGCGGCAGGCGGCAACACGATCGGTCGTCATGCCCGCGCCTCCAGCGCCGCGCGCTCAGCCTTCTGCGCGTTGGTGTTGACCGCCGACTTCACCCGGTTGTCGCGCCGGCGCTGCGCCTCGAGGTGCTCAGGGTTGAAGCACGGCGGGTTGTCGCAGCTGTGCGCGGCCTCCATCCAGTACGGGATGTCCTTGCCCGTCTTGAGCCACACCGACACGCGGTGCACGAGCTCGCAGCAGTGATGCCCGCCGGTGATCCGAAAGTTGATCCGGCCGTAGTTCTTGCGGTTGCGCGCGCCGGCCCACTCGATGCAGCCCTTGCCGTTCGAGCTGCGCACGGCCCAGCGCTTGAGCCGCGCCACGACCTGCGCGGTGCGCGCCGGCGACAGGCACGGGATCTTCTTCGTCCACAGCCGGAACTCGGGGAAGGGGTCGAGCTCGTCGAGGGTGAGGATCAACGGGTCGTCAACCGACGCGAGAGGAGAGAGGAGAGAGGAGAGAGGGGTCACCGCTTCCTCCAGTTGAAGTCCGGCCCGTCGGCGTAAGCGATGCGCTTGGGCGACCGCGTCTGATCGGCGACGATGCGAGCGGAGATGCCCTCGCCGACCGCCCGAAGGAGCGCGCCCGCGCCCTCCTGGACGCGCTTGATCGCATCGGCGTCGAACTCCACGCCGCGCGTCCAGCTCCCGCGCTGGTTGAACTGGAGATACAGCGTGCGGTTTGATTGCGGTCTCATGCCTCGGCTCCGAGCGCCAGCCACAAAAGAAAGACGGCGAGCGAGGCATTGAACAGCGCGATGAAGGCGTCAACGCCGCGGCTGGTCCTGACCATTCTCGGGTAGCTGAGGACCGCCTGCGCCACCACGCGCGCGGCCGCATTGAGCAGCAGCAGGCATGCCCAGATCACAAGCGCGGTCCTCATGCCTCGACCTCCTCGGTGGCTTCCTTGAGCAGCGCGCGCACGAGCTTGTCCACGTCGCTCGCCGCGTCCTCGATGAACGCGACGTCGTCGGTGCCCTCGACGGTGCAGCCGATCTTCTTCAGGTCCGCGACGTCGAGCTGCGCGAGCGCCTTCTTGTTCGGCTTCTTCTTGGTGACGATCAGGATCTCGACCTTGTCGGCGAGCTTCTTCTCGATCAGCTCCACGACCTGGTCGGCGTCCTCGAACTCGATCGTCCCGGAGCCCTTGCGGTAGCCCACGCGCACGCCGTGCAGCGTGAGCGACTTGGGCTTGACGAACAGGCCCCTGCTGTCGCCGATCGCGACGAGGAGCTCGCCGTGGGCCTCGGCGGCCCGCTCAACGAGGCGTTTAACCGCCTGTAAATGCCGCTTGCGGGCGGCCTCGATCTCGTCGTTGAGCGCCGCGACCTCCTCGGTGAGCTTGCCCCTGATGCCGGCGAACCGCTCGGCCAGCCTGTCGATCTCCTGCAGCGTTGCCATGTGCTACTCCTTCTTGTGATCGGCCATCTGGCGCGAGCCCGTGGAGGGCTCGGGGCCGAACGCTTCGACTTCAATCACCGGCACGCCGAGGCGGCGCGGCGTAAAGGCGCGCCGCTCAACGACCTGCAGCAGCCTCAGCTCGTAGATCGCGCGGCTGGTTTTGGTCACGATTCGGGACTCGATCCGATACTTGCCGTGCTCGGCCATCGTCCGCGCCAGCTCGCGGATCGCGTCGCCCAGGCGGTCGGGGGTGCGGCCGCTCATGTCTTCACCCGCAGTTGGCCGGCCAGCTCGAGATACGGGATGCCCGAGAGGCGCGACGCCTTGAGCAGCTCGTGCAGCGCGCGGCTCTTGTGGAACTCGATGGTGTGGTCCAGCTCGGCGGCGTCCGCCGGGACGAAGTAGCCGGACGCCGGCGTGCCGGCGATGACGTGCCCGCCGTCGATGATGAGATCGGACACGTGTTGCCGCAGCTCGCGCTCGGAGCAGCCGAGGCGCGCGGCCAGATCGCGGGCGCTGACGCCGTTGTCCTTCCCGACGTGGCGGGCCAGGGCGGCGAGGACCTGGTGGCGCGAGGTTTTCATCACGCGCCACCTTCCAGGATGCGGTGCACGCGCGCGGGCAGCCGCGCGAGCGAGTCCGGCACGCCGCGGAACATCCCGAGCGCGTGGGAGAGCGCCCGGTGGTCGTAATCGCGCACCGGCCAGGGATGCGACTCGTCGCACTCGGCCCGCGCCGGCTCCGGGTCTCTCGGCATGGGCTTGCCGGTCGCCCGCCAGAGGAGCGCGCGCAGGTTCGCCTCGCGCGATTCGACGTAGCCGCATCTCTTCAGGTCGCGCAGCATCGTGAGCACGGCCTGGCGCGTCCGGTTACACGCGCACGCGATGCCGCCGGTGTCCGCCCATCCGTCGCCTGCCTGCTGCACGACGGCAAGGACGCGCCGGCGAGCCGCGAGCGCGAGGCGCACGTGCGCGAGGGTTTTCACGCCCGCCCCTTGTCGAGCTTGCGCACGAACTCGATGAGCGCCTGCGCCACCGGGCGCGGCACCACCAGGCCCGGCTCATCGCCGAGCAGCACGAACGCGCCGTCGGCGCGCAGCGCCCACATCGGCGTGACGTGCCCGGCGGGCACGGAAATGTGTGTATTACGCACATTCCCGCGCTGGCCGCGCCCGCGCGAGGCTGCATTCCTACGCTGCACTTTGCGCACTCCGTGGCTGCGCTTTCCCCTGCCGGAGGAGGGGTGGCGCGACGCGCCGGGGTGGTGGGAGCCCCTGGCGCGCCTGGCGGGCTTCGCCCGCTCGGTCTTCGGGTTGCCCCCCCCCGCGGCGTTTTCCTGCGGCGCGGCACCGGGCTTGTTCTTGCCGGGGCCGTAGGCGTGCCGCACGCCCATGCCAGCGCCCGTCGGCGCGGGATGCCGGACCAGCTCGCGGTACTTGCACATCTGGAAGATCGTGTTGGCGAGCTGCTTGTCGTCCGCCGCCATGTCGCAGACCTCGCGCAGCTTTGCGAAGGTGAGCGGCTCGCGCGCCTCGTGGACGAAGTGCGACACCTGATGCCTCAAGCTCTCGAACGTCACGCTTGCCTCCTTGCGGCATCGAGCCGCTGTTGAACTTCGAGCTGCTCCCGGAGCCTCCGCACGCTCATGACCGCAGCAGCGACGGCGTGCGCGTGCGCGGCCGCGCGAGCGCAGTGATCCGGCCAGCGCAGGAACTGCTCGAACGTGCACACCTGGCGCAGCATCGGATTCGCCGTGAAGACCTCGCCCATGTGCTCGATGTAGGCGTCGGGGTAAGTCATGGCTTAGTGCTCCGCAGGGCCTGCGCGGCGACGCGGCAGGAGGAACAGCAGCCGGTCAACGCTTCGTAGCGGCGACGCTCGCCGCCGATCTCGGCAAGGGCCGCGCGCACGGCGGCGCTCATTTGCGTGCGCCGGATCACCAGCGGGGCGGGCGCGGCCTGCCGGCGTTGAGTGGTCACGGCTTCGCCCTCCTCACGATCGGCCGCACTTTGGCCTCGATCTCGGCGTCGTTGCCGGCCCTCGCCGCGGCCTCGGCCGCGAGCCGCCGGCGCTCCCGCTCCCACGTCGCGCGCACGTCGGTCTGCGCGGCCGGGACGTATCTGAACTTCGGGTCGAGGAGCACGCCCCTGTACTGCTTCGATCTGAGCCGACGATTGCTCACGCCGTCTTCCTGTAGTAGTTCGGGCAGCGCGGACAGGCGCGGCGCAGCTCGACGCGCAGCTCGTTGGTGGCACCGCGCGTCGGGCTCTGGCTCTCGAGGCACTTGCGCTTGCTGATCTCGCCCAGCACCGGACAGGCCACGGTCTGGCCCATGAGGCTCCCGCGCACCCGCGCCTCGATCTTGTCGAGCCGCCCGATGTAGGAGTTGGCGAGGACCTGGTTCACGGCCGCGCCGGAGATCCCGAGTCGCGCGGCGACGGCGCTCTGGCTGCTCGCGCGCGCGTCGCACGCCTCGGCGAGAATCACGACCCACTCGGGCGGGACCTCGCCCCACGCACGCCGCACCTTCTCGAGGTTGGTTTTGCCGTCAGCGGTCATTGCGGGCCTTTCACCCCTCCTGCCCGAGGAGGGGTGGCGCGAAGCGCCGGGGTGGTGGGAGCCGGGTCGTAGACGATCGCGCCGCTGTTGCCGTCCATCACGCACTTCTCGGCGGTGACGAGCGGCGCGCGCGGCCCGGTGTTGCGCGAGCGGATGAAGCGCAGCCGCTCGGCGGTCCCGTTGGTGCCGTATTTCGCGTGGGATTCGCGCAGGAGATAGCCGCCGAGCCTGAGGAAGCGGCAGTAGGTCTGCGCCTCGTCGGGCGACACCTGGTGGCGCTCGGTGGAGGCGGCCGCGGCGAGCTCGCGGTAGTCGAAGGTCCGCAGCGCCTTCATTGCGCGCCACATCTGCTCGCGGCCGCTCCCCTGCTCCACCGGCCTGCCCTCGCCGTTCACGCGCGGCGCGTCCACGCCGACGTCGCGCACGAGCGCGAAGTGGCGGAACTCGCGCCGCCGCTTGAGCGCCGGCGGCGTGCCTTGGGGAGCGCCCGGCCGGACGAAGCCAGCCCGCTCGAGGCCGCGCAGGTAGGTGAGCACCGTGTCGGCGCGCTGCTCGGAGAGCAGCAGCAGCTCGGCCACGGAAAACACGTGATCGCGCCCGAACATGCGGATCGCCGCCCAGATCCGGTCGCGTGGCGTGAGCGCGCCGGCGCGCTCGAGGCGGGCGGGCCTTCTCACAGCGTGCCCTCCAGCTGGTCGAGGTCCGCGCGCACGCGCTGGATCGCCTGGCGCATATCCTCGCGCGTCCTGGTGAGATCTGCCGCGTGAGCCACAACCGCACCCGGCGAGGGCGTGTGGTGCGCGAGGTAATCCAGCCTCACCGCCGTCCGCTCCATGAAGGCCGCGTCCCGGCGCACCTTCGCCACGATCTCGGTGCGCTTCAGGCTCACACCACCGCCTTCAGCGGTTGCGGCTCGCGCGCCGGCGCGTCGCCGGTGTAGAGCGAGCGCTTGCCCCACGCCTCGAGGTCGATCTTCCTGACGCCCTCCTTCGCGCAGTACTCGCGCACGGCGTCGAGGTTGACGCAGATCACGCGCGCGACGCTCCCGGCGCTCTTCCTGATGAAGTCGAGCAGCTCGTCGGCGATGGTGACGCCGGGGCAGTAGAACTGCGCGAGCTGGTGGACGTCCTCGCGGGAGCACGGCTGCGCCGGCTGCCACACGAGCACCCGGTTGTGGAAGCGCTCGCTGCGGCGCTTCAGCTTCTTCGGGAACAGCTCCTCGCCGATCAGCAGCATCGAGCAGCGCGCCATCTCGTGCAGGTCGCGCACGATCTCGAGCGCGTTCCTGTCGACCAGGTGATCCATCTCGTCGATGATGAGGGGCTTCCCCGAGAGCTCGAGCTGCTCGGAAGCCTGCTCCATCATCTCGGCGATGGTGCGGCCGGGCTTGATGCCCATCTCGCGCAGGATCGCCTCGACGAAGGTCTTCTTGGTGAAAAAGCTGCGGCACACGACGTAGACGCCGTCGAACTTGTTCATGCAGTAGGAGGCGGCCATGCTCTTGCCGAAGCCGGCCGGTCCGTACAGCACCGTGATGCCGGGCAGGTTCGCTTCGCGCCGCATCGCGCGGTCGAGCGCGCGCGCGGCGAGCTGTACGTTTTTAAGGGGCGCCCACCGCCCCTCGCGCTTGAAGTTCTCCATCGGGTCATGCCTCCTTGAGTTGGGGAAAGTCCTGCGCCATCGCATCCATCGTTGCCCACTCGCCGCTCGCGCGGTACGAGGCGTGCCACTCGCGCTCCCGGTCGGTCACGGCCTCGCCCGCGGCGAGGCGCCGGTCGAGCGCGCACCAGCGGCGGTAATTCGCGCCGGGGTCGTCGACCGCGAGGGCGACGACCGTGGCGCGCTTGCCCGCCGCCAGGTCCGTCATCTCCTGCGCAAGCGCGGCGCGCTCGCGCGCCTCTTCCGGGGTGTCGGGAGCGGCTTCGCGGTGGGGGCGCTGCAGCGGGTCGCGGAAGTCGCCGCGCACGACCTTGCCGCGCACCGCGGCCGGCGCCGGGATCACCGGCCCGTCGCCGCCGGCAAGCGCCTTCCCCGCCTCGAGCGCATCCATGCGCGTCTCGGCCTCGAGCATCTGCCGCGCGCCGCGCAGGTAAGAGCCGCGCGCGCGGCTGTGCTCGCGGCCGGCGTTGGCATCGTTGAATCCGCCGGGCTTGACGCAGTCGGCGTAGCAGATGTAACGCCCGTCCAGGGTGTAGACGTGCACGCCCTGGTGCAGCCGCTTCGGATCGAAGCGGGCGACCACCGGCCTGCCGGCGTGCTCGGCCAGCTCCTCCGACCAGTAGCGGTTGGAGAGCCGCTCGCCCACCACGCGGCCGGCGTTCAGCGTGATCTCGCCGTTGCGGCTCGATGCCTGGACCGGCTCGGTGGCGAGCAGCCACAGCCGGCGCTGCGCTTCGGTCGGCCGCCGGATCGCGGCGGCGGCGGCCTCGTAGGAGGCGGCGAACAGTGCGTCGCAGGACTTGCCGCCGGTGTGCATCGCCCCACGCCTGCCCGCGCGCGCGTTCCACGCCGCGATCTCGCGCGCGATGACGCGCTCCAGATCGGCGAGCTCGATCGCGCGGTGCTTGCCGTCATACTCGGGCTTGTCCAGCGTGTTCGATCCGGTCCACGCGCCGGCGAACTCGGGGGCCTTGTCGATGTACTCGCCGACGCCGCCCACGCCGAACGCGCGCTCGATCGGCTTCGCCTGGCCCCACGCCGGCGTGGTCGGGTGATAGGGAACATTGAGCAGCTGGAAGACGCCGAGCGGCTCCTCCTCGCGCACCTTGAAGCGGAAGCGATGCCGCGCGCCGCCGGTCATCGTCTTGTTCGCCGCGGCATAGGTGTTGTCCACCACCACCGCCTCGGGGATGCCGTGCGCCTCGATCAGATCGCCGAACGAAAGCCGGATGACGTCGGTGTGCTCGGTCTTGTCGGTGCGCCAGCCGAGGATCTTCGAGCTGTAGACGTCCTGCCAGTACCAGGTCTGCGCGCGCCGGACCTCGCCGTCGGGAAAGCGCACCCACAGGTTGTGCTTGTAGCCGTCGCCGTTGATGATCGCGAGGGCGTGTAAATGGCCCTTAAGGCGCTGTTGAGAGGGGTACATCTGCTTCGCGGCGGTCGGCCCCTCGCGGCTCATGGTCTTGACGACTTCGGAGATCTCGTCGAGCCGCCGCTCGAGCGTGCGGTCGGATGGGATGACCCAGTCGGGGCGCTCCTTCGCGCGCCGCCGCAGCCGGTCGATGCACGCCTTCGCGGTGGGCCGCTCGCGGCGCAGGTAATCAGCTTTGAGGATCTCCCAAGCCTCGGCACTCATTTCCTGCCGCGCGCGCCGGCCGGGATAGCCGTCGACCAGGAGGTAGAGCCACAGGTGCCGCGGCTGGCACTTCACCGCGCGCCACCAGCGGTAGAGCGTCGCCGGCGATATGCCGTGCTTCTCGGCAAGCGCCGGCGCAGCCGCGCGCCAGGTGAAGCCCCGCGCGACGAGCTCCGCCCACCGCTGCACGATGGCGAGCGCGTCGCGCGCCGCGGCCTTCTGCTTATCGGGCTTCGCCTCGAACTCGTGCGCGAGCTGCTCCGCGCGCGCGTCCGGTGTTGAAGAAAAAGCCGCCGGCGCCGATCCCGCCGGCCGATCCACGAACAGGGGAATCGTGTCGGCCGGCGGCAGCGCAGCAGCGGTTGAAATCATTCGCCGCGCGATCGCCTCGCGCGTCTCGATGGGTAATGCTGAAAGGGGATACTCCTTGCCGCCGCCCTGTCCCTGCTTCGCGCGCCCGGTGATCCCGAGCTGCTTCATCTTGCGCGGGATCTCGCCCGGCCGTTTCGGCATACCTGGCAGCCCCGCGAGCTTCGCGGCGGTGAAGTGTTGTTCTTCTTGTCGCCGGTCGTTCATCCGGTAGTTCCTCCGTTGTCATCCGGACCCTGGGCACCTACCCTGCGCCGCGTGAAGATCCATTCGCCCTCGATGGCCTTCTCCAGGGTGTCGCGCGCCCAAGCGGTGGGTGTCTTGCCGTGGAGCGCCGCGACCGTGTTAAGCCGGAGCTTCAGCTCGGCCGGCATCGTGATGTCGAGCCGCTCCTCGGCGCATTTGCCGAGAGGATGGGGGTCGCGCGGGCGGGCCATGAGCTATGCCGCTTGCTTGCGCGCCGGTGTCGGCCGCCCGAAAATGTCGGGCCGAAGTTGCTGTCGCGTGATCCTGCCGCCCGTGGCGGACTCGATATCGGCGCAGCGCTCGGGGGGGATGCCGCGGGTGCGCCAGTTGCTGACGACCTGGGGTTTGCTGCCGATTTTCTTGCCCAGGGCGGTCAGCCCGCCGGCCAGCTTGATAGCCTCGTCGAGCGCGGTCATGTGTATATTACACAGTACGTGAATATTGATGTCAACATTCTGTGTAACTCACGGAATCCGGCCCGGTTTAGGCTTCCCTTCTATGGCCCAACCGCCGGACGACGACGATGTGGTTCCAATCGCCCCACTCAAGGCGTGGCTCGACAAAAAACGTGGTGCGCGAGCCCAACTCGCCCGTGACTTGGGAGTTGGGCCTCAGGTGATAACTAACTGGATCACCCGCAGGAGCTTGCCGGCCTCCCGCCTGAGGGCGGTCGTGCGGCTGATGGGCGTCACGACCGACGAGTATCTGTCGGGCGCTGCCAGAGTCGAACAGCCGCCGCGCGCGACTGAGCCGGCGGCGAGCTACGCTATTGAGGTTGGTGAGGCGAGGCGGTTCGTGATTGCCGTGAGCCAGGAGCTGCGCTTTGATCCCGGCAGTGAATGGACGGCACTGCTGATCGAGCTCATGTCCGCGGACTCACTGAAACCGAGCGGGGCGAGGAAGGTGCTTGAACACCTGGCCCGATTTCAGGCGGCCGCACGCGACGCTGCGGCGTAA